CCACTATAGAACCGAAAAAGGCGGCTGATCAATATTGTTATGTAAAAATTACCATAAAAGAAACAGATAACACTATTACTAAAGAGGAAACTTTAGAGTGTGCTGATGGTAGAAAAAAAGTAGACGGCCCAAGTTATTGGGAACTGTTTGCTCAGTTTTACTATAGAGATATCTCTACACCAGAGTACTGTAGAGTTTATAGTAGACCAAAACATGTCTTTAAATCGTTCGGAAAGACATGTCTTAACAAGGACGGTGAATGGAAGGTAAAATAATGATTAAAAATATGATCATTTTATCACTTTTATTTGTAATTATTACTGGTATCTCGGCTGGAGAGTTTCTGGACTATGTTCAAATGGGGCTTGACAAACTTGGTCAACTAGTATATACTGTAAAAAGTGAGGTAAATAATATATGATGAAAAACAAAGTAAGTAAACTTATTGGAGTATGTGTGGCAGGCCTATTAATGGCTAACTGTTCAGCAACTTACAATATGAAGTCAGAAAAAGGCAAAGTGTTAAATCAAGTACCGAAGTGGTATATGTCTGATTTTTCTGAATCAAAAGCATGTGATACGCCAAGATTTGGTAAACTAAAAGATAAAATGTGTATCTTTGGTGTTGGTACTGCTGTATCGCCAGACTTAAATCTAGCAATAGAAAAAGGTATGATGATAGCAAAGGCAGAGTTAGCCGACATTATCAAAGGCGAAATGAATAAGTCTAGTAAACAATTCATTACTGAACTAGGAAAGAACAATAACAAGACAACTGTATCAGAGGTTGAGTCTACAATTGTAAACTTAATTAAAGAAACACCAGTTAGAGGTTATGAAATCTTTGCTAAAGATGTTACTATTACTAAAAACGGATACTACAGAGCTTGGATTGGTTTAAGATTACCAATGGGTGAATTTAACAAGATGTATAATTTCACTATTGAAGAAGCTGTAGATTCTTATAACGTTAAGATGAAAGCTAATGTAGCTTATGACAACTTAATGAAAGAAAAAAATGAAGATAGTAATATACAGTAAATCAAACTGTCAATTTTGTGGCAAGGCCAAAGACTTGGTTAAGAAACTAGGCCTTGAATACACAGAAAAGTCTTTAGAGAAAGACTTTGGTTCTGATCCTAGTAAACTAATTGAAGACATAGGTAAAAAAGTTATGTCTATGCCACAAGTTAAGATTGACGATGAGTTAATTGGTGGTTATAATCAGATGTTAGAATACTTTGTTGAAAAAGGTATGATAAACTTTCAAGGTGAAGTAATAGACAATGGCTGATAAAGATAATGTAATACAGTTTCCTACAAATAAAATTGTAAGAAACGTAGATACTGAAAACCAAAAGGCACAGAATAAGATTAACGAGCAGTTAAAGTATAAACAAACAAAACAATTTATTGAACACCAAGTAGACGATATAGTTATGAATTTAATAAACAGTTTTTTAGACCTAGGCATTAAAACAGATAAGGTTAATTTTACAAAAGACCTTGCCATGGTTGTTGACTCTATGAGAGGTTTAATATACAGAGATTTTGGTATGAAACATACATCACACTCATTGATTGATAAGATTGTTGAAGTTAAACAAATGAAAAATGGTCATAGATCGGCTACCATAGACTACAGTAAGGTCATGGAGACAGGCACAACAACTAAACCATTTAATAAAGAGATAAAAACTGAACTAGATGACCTATCAAATGGTGCTGGTATGTTTTTTGAAACAGATAGTGATCTAGGTAATGATGATGACAAATAGAATTTACAGAATTACTCCGGTAATCGCCTCAGCAGGTTGTAAAATAGCAATTAATAATAATATAGGAGACTTAAACAATGTTTAATTCAATTAAAAATGCGCTTAGAGGTAGACCATCTTTAAGTAAGACTCAAAAGGTATTAAATCTTTTGAACAAAGGTGAAGCTGTATCTTGGACAGTGCTAAGAAACAAGTTTGACCTTAAATCGCCAAGAGCGATGGTTGATAAATTAAGATCACAAGGTAACATGATCTATATCAACAAAACAGCAAAAGGTACTTCATACAGAGTTGGTACTGCCTCAAAAGCTATTATAGCTGCCGGTATTACTAAGCTTTATGGAACTCCATTCGCTTACAAGAACTAGTATAGTTAGTATGGTGGCGAGAAATCGCCACCTACACCAACCAACGGAGATTTATGTCAAGCAAAGCACAACTTAAAAAACAAATTGAAACATTACAAGATACCAACAAATGGTTTAAAAAACAAATAGAACCACATGATTGTGGCTGGATGTGGACAACTATTGATGGTATCAAATACAGAATTAAAGTATTAAAAGAAAGATTAAGAGCAAAAGAAAAAGGTAAAACAATCAAAGAAAAACATTGGAGTGATTACGAATGATTCTAGTAGATTTAAATCAAGTATTAATATCTAACTTAATGGTGCAGACCAGAGGCAAAGCAGAGGTCAAACCTAACATGGAAATGGTGAGAAGTATGGTATTAAATTCATTACGTGGTTTTAATCTAAAATTTAGAGACGAGTATGGTAAAATGGTGTTGTGTTCAGACGCTTCAAATCCATGGAGAAGAGCAATCTTTCCACACTACAAACACGGTAGACGAAAAGGTAGAACCGATTCAGATACAGATTGGAATAACATCTTTGCTATAATGGCAGAGATCAAAAAAGAATTAGTTGATAACTTTCCATACGTAGTTATGCATGTAGATAACGCAGAAGCAGATGATATTATTGCTACTATGATAAAGTTAAGAGAAGAAGATAAGTATTTGATCGTGTCAGGTGACAAAGACTTTATTCAATTACATCACTACGGAGATGTGTATCAATTTTCTCCTATACTAAAAGGGTATATTGGTGAACAAATTGACCCTATACAATTCTTACACGAACAAATTATAAAAGGTGATAGATCAGATGGTGTACCAAACATATTAAGTCCAGATGATATCTTTCTACAAGAGGGAGCCAGACAGAAACCTATCAACAAGAAAAGACTAGAAGAATTTAAAAATATTGAAAGAAATGCTACAATAGAATCTGAATATAAGAAGAACTATCAAAGAAATAAGACTTTGATTGACTTATCTCAAATACCAGATAACATAGAAAAAAGCATTATAAATACTTTTAGAGACTATAAAGTTAAAGATAGGTCGCTCCTATTAAATTACTTTATAGAAAATAAAATGAAGACATTAATTGAACAAGTGAATGACTTCTAACACATATATGGAGAATAAATTATGGCTATAGTAAAACAATCATCAGCAATGATGGCCGCTAACAGAACCAGTGGGTCAACAGAACCTACTGTACACGAAATCTTTACATTGATTAACAATGCAAAAGACAAAACAAAAAAAATAGAAATCTTAAAAAAACATGACACTCAAGCAATGAGACAGTTGCTTAAGGCTGCATTTGATCCTAAAATAGAGTTTGCATTACCAGATGGTACACCACCATTTATTAGAAATGAAGCTCCAGCAGGTACAGAGCATACAAGTCTGTTTTATGCAAGTAAGAAACTATGGAGATTTGTTAAAGGTGCAGATAATGAAACCAAACAAATGACCAGAGAGAAAATGTTTCTAGGTCTATTAGAGTCTTTACATGAGAAAGACGCCGATGTATTAATTGGTATAAAAGACAAGAAAATTAATAACATGTACAAAGGTTTAACAGCACAAATGGTCAGAGAGACTTTTAACTGGACAACAGACTTTGTAAAATCAGACGGTAAGTCGATTCTAAAAGAATTACTATCTTAAAACCTCACATTTTTAAGGGTGCGACACAACGTACCCTTGAAAAACCCTTATAAATCAACGCTTTTAAATTTATTTTCTGCTTGACTTTTATGTCAGGTTGTGGTATCCTAAATATATAAAAAGAAAGGTATATTACATTATGAAAAAAGCGATACTATTTTTAGCTGTACTTTGGTTAGGTTTAAACGCCTTTGCTAATTCAGTTAAAGCAGATGACTATAGCAAGGCAGTTATTGGCCATGTTATATCAGAGACTATTAAGAACAATGAGATAGATCACAAGTCTATTATGGAGGGTGAACTATCTAAACTTGGACACCTTTACGCTTTGGAAATGGTTTCTATTTTAGAAAAACATTTACCATACATACTTGATTCTGTTATGACAGAGTTGAGATTGAAAGCAGACCTTGAATATAAATGCAAGTTGCTTGAAGATACTAAAGCAGTTGACAAAGATTGTATATAATGATTAACTTAAAATTAGGAGAACAAAAAATTGTTAAGAAGATCAACAAAATACACAAAGACAAAGAAGCTATTGAC